TTAGCCTCCGCTGCGCGTTTTTATATCGTATTGATATCTGGTTTTTGTTTTCACCTGGTGCGCATGGCGGCCGGATGTTTCGATGTTTTGCGTAAATCTGGTGCGCGTTTTTAATTCATAAACGAGCGCGGCCAGCTGTGGTAATTGATTGACCCAGCTGGTGCCCGCGGTGCCGGTAAAGATGGTGATTAGCGTTCCGCCGGTGGTTTTATGTTGTTTGTTGGCTGCGCTGGTGGTGGCTGATGCGGTGCCGATGCTTACCAGCGTGCCGCCAGTGGCGTGGTTTTGTACGGTGTCGGTATCGTTGACTGCCGATGTGTCTGCATAGCCGGTAAAGATATGGATTCCGGTGGCTGATGTTACGATGTTTTGTTTGTTGGCTGCCGCTGTTGTGGCGATGGATGTTGCAATTGCGTTCAGGTTGCCGGATGTGCTGCGGTTCTGGGCGTTGACTGCCTCGGTTTGAGCCTGTGCGGTGATGACGGCCAGCGCTGTTGCTGATGTTTCGATGATTTGTTTGTTGGTGGCGGTGGTGGTGGCGGTTGCTGCTGATACTGCGGTTAGTGTGCCGCCGGTGGTGTGGTGTTGTGGGTTTTCTGCCGGGCCGGTTGTGTAGTCAACCCACCAACTGTCAGCTTCGCCGGTGGCGTTTACAATTGTAAGACTGCGAGTGCCGCCGGCACTTACCCAGCCTGTTCCCGCACCAGTTGCTGTCGTTTCATCCCAACCGTCGGTGTATGTACCCCCAGTGAACTCAGCCTCGTAAATTGTGATTGGAGTTGCACTTGTTGTTGAGTAACGACCTAGTTGATCGCATGGCGCAAACACGACAGAGTTTGTAGCGTAGACTACAGACCCGATCAATTCCCCGTTTAAATGCAGCTCATAAATATCGGTTGCTGTATCGTATGTGAGTAACAATTCATAAATTGTGTCTAATTCAACTGCGCCCACCGCTGAAGATATGTGGTTTATAGAATTATCTCTGTAAACTAACGCACCGTCAGGTAACACCCTAATTGAGCCGCTTGTGCTACCGCTACGACCTGCTATTTGACTGTTTGCTGCAAAACTATGAATAGCAAAAACACACCTAAACGCCCAAGTGCCAGTGGTTGGTCGAGTCCAATCCGGTACATCAATAAAAGATGTTGACCCTTGGCCGAGTGTACTGAGTGCCTTTGCCATTTCCGTGCCTTTTCTGAATTTGTCTTGTTACGGATTCGTTCTGACTAACACCGTCGTCTCAGCTGACACTTTAAACGACCGCTCGGTCGCGTTGCCGGTGAAATTAAACGGCTCATCCGGGACAAAATATCCAAGATAGGTTGCGCCTAACCATAGACCCACAAATTGGGCGTTTTGGTTAACGGTCAGATGCAAACCAAAAATTACGTCGGCAGATAAATCTGATACCGCTGCGGCGCCGTCCGCCACAGGGGCCGCGAATGCGCACGCCTGTCGTGCATATGGTGCATCAGTTAATTCGGTATCGGCGGCCGGTGCGGCGCCAATGCCTGGATTTGTTTTGTGTAGTGACATATTGTTTGCCGCGTTAAGTGGGCTGCTGTTGCCTGCAAAATTAAACATTGTTGTTCTCCGCTTTTAAAAATTGGGTATGTTTGTACGCGTCTTTAACTCGATAGCGGTGCCAATACTCTGGGTTGGGGGTTTTTGTGCAGCATGCTAAAAGCTCAGTGCAAATAACCGCGTGTGGTGTGCGGTCGATATGGTCATCAAAACCAAGCCCGATGCGGATAAGGACCTCATCGTCATAGTCGGTGCCGATCATTCTGCGTGCATTGGCGATGGCCTGTTCGACTGGAACTGCGCTGCTATACAAACCGCGCTTTATCCAGCTGTAACGCAGCAAAAAGTCTTCAATTGGCGTTTCAACAACGCCGACACCACCGCGGGCTTCAATCACGGACTTGCCGCAGTCAATTACAACGTGGCTGAACCAAAATAGTTCTCGCACCATGATGCCCAAGCTAATAGGCTTGAAACTACCGGCATAGATAACAGGCAGGCTCATATGCATCCTCGATTAACGAAAAATTTGAAATTTAAAAGGGGATTTCTGCAGGAAAATTAAAATATTCGAATGTTATTGCCATCATAATAAGCAGTTTTACGTTCGTTGTTTAAGATGGGCTCGGTTATGCTACCACCTGTGCAAGTCACATTTAAAGTTTGCCCAGTTCTATTCCAGATCGATAGCGGCTGCGGCAGTTTGTATAATGTTAAAGTTCTTTCTGACGTCAACGTACCTGAAAGCTCAATTGCATCTCTTACGGCTACCTCAGCAGAAAAATCGTAGTTAGCATCAGGTATAGCTATAACTTGCCAATGCCGTAACCGCTGACCTGTATTGTTGAACAGGTTCATTGCGAAATTGTTAGTGGCGCTGTTTATGTTGTCGCATATTGTACCAACGGAGCTTCTGGCAATTATGAAATCTTCAATAATGTTGTTTGTTGTGTTAACCCCAGAAAACCGCATATCATTAAATTTTGTTGTAATTGATAAGGTGTCTAGGTAACTATCCCTAAACCTGTTTAGCTTGCTATTTCCTTCTACGTAAAGCCCGTAATTGCCGTTTGTGTAAATGTGGTTACAACTGAAATCTAAGCGGTTGATGTCCCTGAAGTTAAGTTGCCAAATTTTCAACTTATTTTCGGCAAATATAGAATCAGAACAGTTCCACATTTTAACTTCACCATTGGTGAATGTGTCCCCTACCGTTTTATTCCCTTTAACACTAATTTTCGACATTGGCCTGTTACCGGTTATGCCAATTATATCGCAAGCTCTGTCCATATTTTTAAATGTATTATCGTGGATATCTACAACTGATGGTCCGACAAGCTCTAATGCAACACCAAAGCAATTATCCATGGTGTTTCTGGTTAATTTGCAGTTTTGTCCATAACCAGATAATGAAACAGCCATTCCGTACTCACCCAGAACGCCGATGTTTGCAAACTCGCATAAGTCAACGACCACTCCAGCATACCGGCTGACAGTGTCCGCCGTGTGGTTCTGGAATTCAATCGCCATCTTTCCTATATTGTCGAAAATGCAGCGAATAAATTCAAAGCCGCTGACAACCTGAGTTGACTCATTTATGATTTTGATAGCGTTTATATTTGCTGCCGGACATTTAAACTTTACTTTTTCGAAGCGAATGTTTTTTAAATTTTTGTCTTGAGATTTGATAATACCGTAAAAATCACCAATAGCGTTGACAGTTCTACACTCAAAAGTTAAGTCTTTGAACGTCACATTGCTGCAGTCGGCGGCGAATTCCATTAGTGAAAGTAGGTTGTTGGAAAAAATGATAGTGCTATCAATCCCACTTCCGCGAATGATTATGTTACTGCGGTTAAAGTTCCACTTGGTAGTTAGCTCGAACTCACCTTCTGGAAGGTATACAGACCTGTCAACGGTTACAAGGACAGGGGTGTTATCAGCAAGTCCGGCGTTACCGTCGAAATACTCATAACTAACCATGCCTCCAAAAGCTTTTCTTGCCACATCACTGGTTGATGAAAGCGCCAAATCTTTTGCCGGTACACCGGCGATAATCTGCTCACTATCTGGGTCTGCAAGTTTTTGTGCGAATGATGCTGATCCAATCGCTACAAAATTAATATCTGAAAGTGGATCTGTGCCAGGGGCGACATTTTTGGGTAGTGCGCCAGACCAACGGAAATACTCACCGTCCGAACGTCGCAGTGCATGCATGCTATTTGTTAGCGTTGCACCTGTTGTAAATGACAGCGGGTCTAAAAATAAAAAACCAATACCTTGAAGCCGGGAAATGGCCTCGGATTCAATCATTTTAATCGGCTTAATCTGCGTGCCAACTCGGTTTAAAAATGGAGTTGTAGCATTAGTAAATTGTGTTGCATCCTGCACATCACGCTGCAGATCTTCAAAATTATCAGACGGTACGTTTGTCGTAATTGCCATTTAAATCTCCGGTAACAGATTGTTGACTATCCGCTGCAATAACGGAGAGCCACCCATGTTCGATATCCCTATGATCAAATCTTCAAACCCTGTACTTGGGCCTGTGACTTTCCTGACAATCACACGCATACTGTATGTAAATCGCCCCCCTGCAAAATTTGTCATTTGCGGTATGCCATCAGGCACAAAACTGACGATTTGCGTGGTCATACCATCTTCAGTCATCAATTTGATTTCAAATTGCGCGCCAGCAAGCACCGCAAAATTATTGCTATTCAGCCAGGTTCTAAAAAACTGGGCTTCATGACTTCGTAAATTCATCTGCAATCTAAAAAAGCTCGGAGCATCATCACTCAGCAATTGCGCATAGTGCGGACCGCTGGCTGGCTCGCTGATTGCGAATCTGGCCGTATCTTCTCTACCGTACCCTTCCTGCTTAATTTTTTTGTTTAATAATGGTGGGAACTGAATCATCAACATTAATCCGCCTCATACATATCTGGGTGATATTCGGCCAATTCTATTTCGCACTCACCGCGTTCATTTGGACGGCCTCTGCCGACAATTGTGAATGCGCTGGCATTGAGATCATTGTTACTGGCAATAACGTAACGACTGCCCAGCTGCAGCTCCCCGCCGGCGACAAACGCACCTGTTAGCCCGGTGGCAGAAAACGCGAACGGTTCACCTGGCACCGGATAACACCGCACACTATTACTGGGCGTACCGTTTATATCGGTGATGTAAACCCAGTACTCAACATCGTCAACAGCAATAAACCGCTCGCTGATGCTGTATGTATCTCCGGTAGCGGCTAACACCTCACCATCGAACAAATCGCTATCATAAATATCAATCCAATCGACCCGGGCGCCCAAACGTGCAAGCTGGCCATCGTTCAGTGCAGTGTCCGTAACCCGCACGTTTTCATAAATCAGGCGGCGGACTTCTAGTTCGCACCGGTTAAGGGCTTGTACATCATTTCTGCAGCCATTTAACTTAATTTCATTCGTTCGGATCCCTTCACCTGGAACTATCTCTCCCTGAGCACTGATCCGGCGGCTTACGCGTTTTTCGCTGTTTTTTATCGGGTCGACATAAATAACAGTTACGCTGTCATGATCTGCTGGCCGGCGAAATTGCTGCGTAAAATTGGCAGTAGCTGCTTTCAGATTTCGGCGATTAAACATCAAACTTTTAACCGGCTTTGCTTCAATTCTGACAAACGACCACAGCAACCCTTCGTTCCAATATCGCGTCCTTGCTACGTTACAACACGCCTCCATGCGTTCACGAGCAGATACATTTCCATCAGAGAATGAGTAGTCGAAGTAGCCAAGCTGCGGATCGGACAGATTGTCGTAAATACTGAATAATTCTTCGGTATTGATGAGATCAATAGGCACGCCCATCCGCTCGTGCAGCAGATAAAATGCGTAATCACAGAAGCGCCGGGTTGGCTGGTATGTGGCGCCATATGTTTGAGTAACAGGGTCAAAAATACGCAGTTTGCGCGTTACATCCGCATTAATTTTAGCGCTGGAACCACGGTTCACCCGCTGAGAGCTTTGGCGGATAACCTTCAACAGCGTCACATCTCCAAAATCAACATCAGATTTGTCGAAATTAGTGATGGTTACCGGTATCGGAGTCAGATTTGAAACTGCACCTGCCGGAACAGTATCAAAAACCAGGGCAAAGTTAGTCTCTGCTGTTCCTTCAATGCGGAGTAGATAAAGGCTAGCATCAACGCCCATGCTCGGTATTACGACTTTAAGTAAATCACCGGCGACTGCTTTCAGTTCTGCAAGTTGAACGGCAGTTAGATCATCAATCGTGAATGAGATTTCGCCAAACACAATCGTTTTCAGGTTAAGAGTGACTTCAATGGGCCGATTGTATTTAGTAACGGCTGACACGCCTTCCAGCACCAGCAAATCAAGCGCATTGTCACCAAGTGAATTACTGATCCGACTGGCTTTGGCGCGGTACCGGCCAATTGGCAAACCGTCAGCCTGGGTTATTTTAAACGTCTGACGCTGGGCAGACTGTGTTTTACCAACAAATTGCGCTCCGCGCTGATAGATTTGTCCGGTTGGTTCGCCATCTTCGTCCAAAAGTTCTGCAGTTAAAGATGCGACTACAGTGGCAACTGTACCATCCCCCTTCCGGATCCCCTGAGGCATCACCAGGTGAAACCAAATTTCTTCTATTTCGCGCCCTTCAAGCACATACCATTGCGGCTCACCTTGATATTCGCTATTTGTGATAATTCCATCTGTAATCATGCCGGAGCCGAAAAAAATGAAGTTAATTCGTACAAAGTTTGCTTCGTTATTGACTTCTAAAACTTCAACATTGTCAGCACTTTGGGAAAAATTAATATTTTCTGGATCTCGATAATTCAATTGGAAATCAATGGAGGCCCCAACGGTTAAATTTATCGTAGTCAGCATTTGTGGCGGCAAATAAATAGTGCCGGATGCATCGCTGATAAATGCACCATCAGAGGACTCAATATTTATTGTTCGTACAACCTGATCCATCGGCAACAAATCAATATCAATGCTCGCCTCTACAGTTCGAACATTCAACATCATCTCGATATTTTGGCCGGGCGGATAAACGGAGTACTGATATTCAGGTACATCATCTATCGGGGTTTCCGACTCTCGTACTTTCGGTACGTCATATTGCCCTAAACCGATGCAAAGCCACTCGGTAAACACCCGCTGTCCGTTGGTATATTCGTAGTAGCTGGGTTGGATGAAATCTGGGTAACTGACGATTTTCCCGGCGATATCCGGAATTGCTAATCGCGGACGATATGCATTTCTCGCAGCATTTAGCTGATTGTTACTATCGCGAGCATCATCATCGGCACTGGGTAGCGACGGCTTTGGCATCATCGACCGGATGTACACCGCAGCGCCAATAGCGACAATAGCAACTATCGCCATATATGCCCACGAGAATGGATCTACACCTTGCGGGCGATAGTTAATTTCGACGGTATCAAACAGGCCAATATCAATATCAATTGCTGCGTTGCAACGTTCAGGATCCATTGTCGCTGTACTAGCGACAACTTGACCGTTCAGCGTTATTTCGCAATTCAGCCCGTTATCAGCCGGCAAATTTTGCTGCATCCACGCACCTAAGTTCGCTGAGTTCGCAATAACAAAATGCAGCGGTGGACTAATGCCGTGCGGATCCCGCCTAACGTAAATATTAGCCATGTGGCCTCGCATAGAATTTCAAACGATCACCATAGCGCTGCTGCAACTGCCTCAATGGCTCAGCAGTAACCTGGCCAACACCGTTTTTTCCTGCGGCGTGCACGGCGAACAAGCCAGCTTTGTAAATATTCAATATCCGGCCAACGTGGACCATGGCGCCGTTTGCCAGGTACACACAAAACACGGATTTGTCTAAAGCTGTTGGCACTTCTGGCCAGCCAAGTGCATCGCGTATCACATTGCCTGCGGTTTCAATCGGTTCTCCTGTCGTGTAGCCCGGCGCATCTTCAATCAGCACGCCATCGACGCGGGCAAAGCTGTCTACAACCAGCCCCCAACAATCAAATGTCTTTGGGCCTGCTGCCCGGTCTTGCCATGGCTTGCCGGCCACTGAATTTATCCAATCAATGTTTGTCATAACGATTCTGCTAAGCCTGGGAAATGATCACTGGTGTAAAAATCTGAAACAGAGCGGTCGCTTGGATTATCTTGCTCTGCGCGGATAAGCGCGCCTTCACCAGTGAGCGTGATGGATGTAATAAACAAGCGCAGGACAAATTCAGGGCCGCCTAAATTACTGCCCAGATATTCCCGCAATATGACTTCGCCGGTTTGGGCCCGCGCCGGGCCCTTAATTTGTTTCAGCAACTGTTTTACTTGCTGGCCAATATTTCCTAGCTGTATATCTGCTCGAACCGTGGCAGATTGCTGATCAGGCTTTTTAAACTCAAAAGCCCCTCCAGAAAAATCAACCAGTTGTCCGGCATTGCGCGGGGCGCTGTTTTCCAGCGTTACGCTCAGCGGTTCTATCCGACCAGAGACATATCGTAAAACGCCAATTGCTGGATGGTAGATCTCAAGCAGCCGATACTCGCGGATCCTGGCCTTTGCGCTAAAGTATTGCGCTCGATTAATCGTCATAACCGGTTACCAGACTTCGTTGTTTGCGTCATCGCACGGTGCATTGGCCCACGGTCAAACATATCGCCGACAAATATTTTGATCACGTCCTGTTCTGTGACTCCTTGCCCTCGACTTTCACTACGCACATTGACCTTTTCACCAGTTGCGTTAATTACTTCAACTTTGATCTTTGTACTACCGGTGCCGGAGTTGTTTGTGGCCGCCAAAAAACGGGTTAAGTCTGAGTTTTGGCCAGGACTCAGCACTCTTTCCCCCTTATCCAGCAACCAGGTACCTTCGTTTGGAATGTAATCGAGGCCGCTGTGGGCCATACCTGCTAATGATGACGATGCTGCGGTGATGGCACCGGCAGCCAAGGGCGCACTAATCGCCAAAGCTGCGGTCATCGCTGCAGGCGCTGCTAATGGGCCTATCATTGGAATCGCGGCGGTGGACGCGAACGCGTTGAGTCCAGCCATAAAGTTCATCGCTGTGGCTTGACCCGTAATTGCTGCAACATAGCCTGCGCCACTGGCAGCACCGATTGTTTTGTCCAGCAGAAAGTTAGCCATTTTCTGAATGCCAATCCGGATCAACATTCGAATGGTTTCTTCAGCAATATTTCGCAGTAATGAACTAAAACTCAGCTCACCGGTTTCAACAAAGCTGAAGATGGCATCCTCTAAGCCACCAAATGCCTGGGCAAAAATGTCCTCGGTTTGGCTGGCAATGTCGGACGCGTAATCGATATAGTTGTTCAGCGCCTCTTGTGCGCCAATGCTCCAGTCACCTTGCAGTTCTTCAAGGCGGGTATAATATGCCGAATGCAATTCAAGCCGGCGATCCAGTGACTCGTTTAAAAAGTCCTCTGTGGCTTGATATTCATCATCAGTAATTTTCCCACCAAGATTGTCTGATGTAGCCTGATTTTTCTGGCGCTGAATATCTCTCTGGATGCGTTCCTGCTCACGCAGCCGCTCCATCTCTTCGTCACCCATTCCAAATGTTTGCAGCCGGTCGCCATAGCGTTCCTGCTCTGCATCAATTTGTGACTGAATGTTTGCCTGCATTACCTGCAGCCGGTTGATCGACTCCCGGTGGCGAATTTCGTCTTCAAGCACTACGTTTTTTGCTAATCCTGCGCGGAGCAGGCTTTCCTGCGCCAGTAGACTTTTTTGATCAGCTGTGAGGATTTTCTTTTCTTTAAGATCTGCAATTTGCTGGTCGAATTTTAAAAGTTCTCGCCTGGCGGCACCTAGTTTGTTTTCGCCATCCAACTGCCCTTGCAGCACAGCTCCCTGCTGAGAAATTTGGGCCAACATACGCTGACTTGCCGAGTCAGTTATTTTTTTGTTTGTTTTGGCAAATTTTGCTTCGATCGCTGCCAGGTCTTTATCAATTTTGGCAGAGTCCAGCAGCGCGCTGTTTGGATCTGCAGCTCTGATTTTGTCCAGGTTGGCGTTGTATTCCTTGATTGCAGCAACACGTTTTTCGTCGTTGCTTTTAGCTTCTTCGGTTATTTTCGCAATTTCAGCCTGAGCAGCAATTGATTCTTTGTTTAACTGAGCGCGAAGCCGGTCACCATCGGCCATCATTTCTTTAATCCACTGTTCAGTTTCAAGCTGACGGATCAATTCTTCTTGCTGCGCTATTTGACGGGAATTATCGGGGCGCGCAAACGCCTGATTGGGAGTAACCATCCCGGCTACCGGGCTGCTTTTAAGGCGTTCCAGCTGCCCTTTCGCTTCATCAATCTGACTTTGCAAAGTGTCAGTGCGGCCGATGCCTAAAATTGCATCCCACGCCTCGGCGCCACCATTCTTAATGGATTTCCATGCACCTTCGATATAACCGAGATTTTCAATGATTTCAGTCGTTCTGCCACTGATAGCATCGGCATATGCCTTAAATGCCAAATTTGTTGCGTCTGTTTCCTTGCCGCTGGCTGCCAGTGCCACAATTTGCTCGTAAACATCAGCAGTGAGGAAATTGTACTTTTCATTAAGTTCGGCAACAGCTTTGACAGGATCTTTTGCCAGCTTTTCAAACTCAGCGACTGTTTCCGCAACAGCTTTACCAGTTACGTTCTCCATCAAAACAGCTGATCGTGATACTAATTCAATCTGATCCGCGGCAAATTTACCATTACCGGCTACTTCAGCAATTGCAGCTGCGGCCTGACGCTGAGTGCCGCTGACAGCATCAATACTTTCGGCCATCTCAGCCAGCTGATTTGCGGTGGAACCTGAGATATTCCCATTCAGGATCAAGGCATTTCTGAACTTATCGGCCTCTATACTGCCTTGATAATATGCAAGTGCCAAAACGCCAACACCGGCTGCCACGGCCGAGTAAGGGTTTATTAATCCTAAGATATAACCGCCAAGGGCTTTGGCAGCAGGCCCCGCCCCGCCGAACATGTCTTTTAACTGGCCGCCTTGCTGTAAAAAAACAGTAAGTGGGTTCTGGCCAGCCGCAAGTGACACAGCAATATCGGTAAATTGCGCTGGAATACCGCGCAGTGAAGCATTCAGTTGCTTTGTAGACATGCCGGTTTTGGTGATCTGCGCGTCGGCCCCCATCAATGATGCACGGGTGTTATTTATCGACTGATCTAATCGATTAAATTCGGTCTGATCTATCCATCCTGCAGAAAAACCCTGCTGTAGCTGATCCTGCATCCTGTCAAGTTCGGCTAATTTTCCAACTGCTGGGTCAATCTGATTGATCAGTTTCCCGAACTCACGCTGCTGTTTAACCAGCGCGCTATTGCTGAACTCCACTTCCCGGCGCATACCAGCGATTGCAGCAGATACCTTGCTGTAACCCGCCTCATCTACAACACCGGTACTTTTGTGCTTCTCCAGCTGCTGCTGCATCCGGTCCAGCTTTGCCAGTTCTGCGACAACCGGATCAATCTGCGCAACCAGGTCATTGAATTCCTGTTTTTGTCGGTTTACCGACTTGTTCATTTTGTCCATCGCGCGCTCAGCACGGGTCGTGCCTTCTTCGAAGGAACCTGTGTTAGCTATGATGTTGAGGGTCAAATTACCCATGCTGCGCGTTGACATATTTTCCCCATAAAAAAACCCGCCGAAGCGGGTTAATTTTGATTTTGAGCTGACTTATCAGAAAGGACTAATTCACTTTGATCGATTGAATTGGGCCATCAGTAAAGGTGTGATTGACGACCAAACCGTTTTCAATAATCAGGTCCAATGTTTGCTGATGCCCCAGGCTTTCAACTTTCATTGTCACAATGTAACTTTGCGCTTTGGCAGAACCGTTTGCGTAGTGATAAACCCACTTTTCTTGCGTTGCCGATAGTGGAGATTTGGCAATTGGCTGGCCAAACATCGCAATCAAGTTTTCTGTCGTTGTTTTTCCATGTTCAATTTTTTCTACGTTTTCCACATTAATTGGCGTACCGACTGTGTAACTAGAAGTTGCACATCCGGCCAAAACAATTGAAAAAACAAGAGGCAGTAAAAGCTTCATTTCATTTCCTTTTGATAAACGAAGCTTAAACTATAGCCACTGTCCCATTGCTTCTTCAAGAGATATTTCCTCTTCAAAAGCCGGCGTGACAACCATAAAGGGTTTGATATCTTCTGCTTTGCCGCCATGTACCCTGCTGATCTGTAGCATCTGGGCCGCAGCGATTAACTCAAGCCGGCGCTGCAAACACAAAACACCGTACTTTTCCCGATAACTTGCCCACATGATTGTCTCTGCATAAGACAGTGACTGTTGCGCTTCCGCTACGCTTCTGCCGCCGACTCCGGCAAGGACAAGTTCACACCAGAGCTCGTCGTCGTCGCTGATGGCTTTGGGTCAGGCTTTTTACCCATCCCGTTTACGTCCCAGATCGCCGCCAACAATGCCATGCCTAATGATTCACAAATAGGACCGTGATCATCACTCCCCATAATGTCATCAATGGTAAAGATTGGCTGGCCGTCATCGTCAACAATGCTGGAGACAATCCGGGCTGCGAGCTGGCTATCATTCGCTGAAAACTTTGCTTCAGCGCTGATCGTCGCAAAAGATTTTTTGCGTACATAGATAACGGCGCTAAATTCCTTTTCAGTTCCGTCATCATTCGCAACAAACCAATTAATTTCGCGGCTTTCCGGCAGTAATTTTGCGTAACTGCCACTACTGATCAGCAAATCACGATTAAGCAGAGTATTCATCAGCTACACGCCCTTTTTTCAGCCATTTACCTTTACCGCTTCGCTGTAAAGACAATGCAGTCATCACCACCGTGTTCAGTGCAAAATCGAACGGGAAATCGACTACATATGCTTCGAACATAAACCAGGTGCGGGTGTTTGGTAGTGTAATTTCACCAGCGGCAAAGGTCGGCAATGCAGTGCCATCTGACCAACCGATCACAAAAGTAAAATTTCGTTCGTCGTCTTCGTCCGCCATTTCAGCCAGACGAATGTGGGCCTCAACTGCTGGATCAGCTTTAACTTGGCCAGTAGCCTGACCAGGGGTGCGCATGCCCTTTTTGAATTTCTTTGCCAAATCTTCTAAATCGGTATCATCGATTTGTTCGGCTGGCGCGCCGCCAGGGTTAAATTGAGTAAGACCTGGGATCCGAACAACATTCGAACCTGCAACAGCATCAGGATCGATAACAAATACCTGAGTACCCTTCGTTAAAGTGGACATATGAGCTCCTTAAAAGCTTGCTTTGATTATTTCAGTGCTTTGTCGAGCTCGCGATTGAGCTCACGTTCAAAGCGGGTAATGACGGGATTCACGTTGTTGCGCAGTGCCCGGCGCATGAATGATTTTTCTCGTGAGCGTTTGGTGCCGTACTCGAGTAAATGCCAATGCGGGGTATTGCCGCGGGGCCCAGTGTCCGGGTTGCCTTTTGCGACGCCCTGCCAGCGAGTACCTACACCGATCCGATATAAGTGTTTGCCCGTTTGCGCATAGACTTTGCTGCCAAATTGCAATTGCACGTTGTCGGCAATACGCCGGCCAGTTTCTGGATCATCCAACTGCTGAACATTTTCTTTGGCCGCTCGAACCAGTATTCCGGAGGCACGGCGCAGTGCCGAACGGGTGGCTTTACCACGAATTTCATCTTTGACAAGTCGAAGCTTTGCCCGCACTTTGTCAAATCCGACCAGGCTAAACTTTTCCATCATTGCACCACGTATTTGAAAACTACGGTTGCAACAAGATCGATGACATAAAGCCGGTTCTCGTCATCACCATCTTCGTCGGTTTGTTCAACATCGATGTTTGAAACCTGGTAACCGGGGAATTCGCCGCTAAAGTTTTCGAGTTCAGCAATTATGTCGGCAGCAATTAACTTTGCACTGCTGTATGTGTTAGCCCAGACTTCAAAAGCCATGACTAAGGTGCCGATATCAGATAGCTCTCCGTCCAGATCTTTTTCGCGCACCGGCTTCGACGATTGGTAAACAATCGCCGGAAACGCCCCATCTTCATCCCGAACTAAGGCGGTGATTCGATCGGCGACACGGTCTTGAATGCTCGGATTGTCTGCCAGAAGCTGTCGCAAATGATATTCGAGCGCTGTACTACTCATGGCTGCAGTTCCGCCTCGATGAAGAGTTCAATATTTTTGTCGGCTGGGTTTTCAACAGCAACGATTGAATACATCTGGGATTGATGCTGGATCACATCGCCAACATTGATGCCATCACGGTACCGGCAGTGGAAAATCTTTTTCTTTGCATGGTCGACGCCTGAACCCAGCCGTTGAATAACCTGCTTAGACGTCAGTACTTCAGCCCATACCGGTGAAATTAATTCAAGAACATCTATCTTTTGCCCGGACGCATCACGGCCGTTCCGGTCAACTCGGTATAGAGAGATGCGGTGGCGCAATTTGCCTGATTCAATTGCCATTTGGAAAAATCCGATAAGGTGAAATCAACTGCTTAAATACCGGATTTTCATTCAGAGTTGTGTAGCTGGTAGTGCCGCGATTCTCGTACATATCAGTGATCATCATCAGAACTGCCCGGCGAATACTGGCTGGAATTGCCAGGGCTGTTACTGGTGCGTTCGCATCAGCATCAATAGCAGCCTGATCGGCATACAAGCGCCGATTTAGTTGCTGCTCTACAGTGTCCAGCGCGGCATCGGCCAGTTCAAGGAGTTCTTCGTCTTGCGAATCATCATCCTGCTCTATGCGCAGCTGTTTCTTGATACTGAGTAAAGTGATCATGGTTAAAGTTATTCCGCCGCTTCGCTTTCAGGAATTGCAGCCAAAAGCTTTGCCGCATCAGCATCACTTACCGCGCCAATTGCGATTGCATATTTAGTGGCGACTGGAGGCAAACCACCGCATAGACCTGCAGAATACTCACAAACAGTGCAACCATCTTCACTCGCTGCAAATGGTTTCAGAATTTCAATAATTCTGGATTCTTCTGTCACTGTGGGTTCTTTGTTTTGCGCTTTTGACATTTTAAAACTCCAAAAAAAGCCCCGACTTGCGGGGCGAATATTTATGCCAGGTATTAAGATGCACGGATTTTCAGGAATTTAACTGCCTGAGTATCCACAGCCATACCACCAACGCGCTTGGTTGTGTAAAAACCGACAAAAGGCTTGTTGGTGAATGGGTCACGCAGTACTCGGGTGCCCATGCGATCGATAATGGTGTAAGCACGCTTGTGATCGCCAAATGCGATTGAGTTGGCATTTGCAGCAATTGCCGGCATGTCATCGTTGATGGTATAGCCAAATCCAGCCAACATTGACTGAACACCTTCAGACAGACCCGGACGCCACAGGTAGTTACCATCGCCATCTTTCAAGATCATCAGCGCGGCCAGTGTGGTACGGCTGAACTGCCAACGGCTGCCAGTTAAGTAGCCGGTTTTCAGGTGGGTTGAGAACTTCACAATGTCATCGCCAGAGATTGCACCAATGGCAGATGAAACAATGTGCTCGAACGTACCAAATGCGCGAACGCCATCAGCAGTGGCAGCGGTTGTATAAGCCAATAAACCTTTTGGCTTTAATGTGCCATCACCAGAGGTGAATGCTGCGTTTTCTTTTTCTGAAAACTCAGTGGCAACTTCATCAGACAACCAGGCTTCAGCGTTAAAAAACACATCATCGAGCATGGTTTGCGTGGCTTGTGGGTTGGCGTAAATTTCACCCATGAACGGGGTCACTTGCGCTAATGTTGGCGTTCCTGTTGCCGGGCGGGCGGCTTGCTCACCGACCCAGCCAGACGCTGCGCCACCTAAGCTGACCAACTTTTTGTATTCTGCACCACCCATAGCAACAACATTTGCTAACTGTCGCATTGGCGTTGAATTGCGCAGTAGGCTGATAATGTTGCGGTCCAGTTCTTCTGGCACAGCATAGCCACCGTCTGGATCATCTGTGATATTCAGCGCTTTTGCCTGCAGCGCACCTAAGCCTTGGTCCTGACCTTTACGGAGGAACTTATTAAAAGCGTCTTTATGCTCGGCTGCTTCAGCAGATGTTGCTGTGGTACCTGGGCGATTGCTTTTCTTCTGCATTGCTTCGAAGGCCGTTTTGATGTCCTGCAATTCAGTGATTTGCTCGGTCAACGTGTCAAGCTTGCCCGCCAATGATGCCTTTTCAGACTCGACAGCACCTAAGCGCTTATCGTTTGTTTCTTTAAATTCGGTAAATTTTGCTGCCAGTTTATCTGCAACTTCTTTTACCTGGTCACTACCAGCGTCTTTATGGCTAAAAGCCGACATTGCTGGCATAAATTGATTTTGTTTCATGATCATTCTCCGAATACGTTTAGCAGGGAATTAAGTGAGTCTAAATGGTTGGTATCTCCTGCATCACGCAGGGCCTTGTAACCGCCACCGACAATGGTTTTGGCCTGGGTTCTGGAAAAGCCGGCATCACGCAGACACCGCTCAACAAGGCTCGGAGCGGGTAACTCTCCAGAACTTAAAGTTGATTTGACTTCGGCCACACGGGCTTCGTCATTGGCAGGAAATGTCACCAATGACACTTCCCATAATTCAATTTCTTTGAGTAAGTAAGCTTCTTTGGTCTTGTCATACTCCCAATCTTTCAGGATGTATCCGATGCTCATACCTGAAATAGATCCGGCCTTCATGTGCGCATGAGCGCGACGAGCCATTGGATCATCTTCAATTAACAATCGACCTTTGACGTAGAGACCGGTTGAGTCTTCGTACATTTCGGTAAAAATACCGATAGGTTCATCCATTCGGTGTTGCCACAACATTGCGGGCAAACGATTTTTACCTTTCCAGACCGCGAGACTATTCGCAAAAGCACCAGAAACAACGATGTCACCATAGGTGTCTTTGACGCCAAATACGCTGCCATAGCCTTCAAATTCACCCGTTTCGTTAACGGATTTAATGGTCAACGCCATATCCAGCCGATTTCTGGTTTGAATACCGTGTTTGTATTTCATTTAGGTGTCTCCGGCAGCTTGCCATCAATGAGCATGTTGCTCGGTGTTAAATAAATATCCCCATCTGCCCGCGGATTCATGTCTTCGTATTCGCGTACATCGTTGGGGCTTAAGGCGCCCAAATTAACAAGCTTGCCGTAGAATTCTGCCCGGTCTTTCATGGCGCCGCGCAACAAGGCATTAGCGTTGAATTTGAAGTAGCTTGTCTTTTCTGAATTAAGCAGATCTTTATCGAATCGCTGTTCGATGCGAGTCAAATAAGGCATCAGGCTGTGCTGAACAAAATCGAGACTCTGGTGTTCAATATTGCTAAAAGTAGCTTTTTCTAAATCTGCAACCATATGGGGCGGAACACGGTATAAACCACATATTTCAGATCGCTGATATTTCCGGGTCTCTAAAAACTGCGCATCTTCGCTACTCATGGTCGTTTGAAACCATTCCAATCCGCCTTCCAGGATCAAGTTCTTGAGTGCGTTTTCGCCGGTGTAATCCGTAAACTGATCCTGCAAGCGCTTGAACTGTGGATCGGTTAATGTTTTTTCAGTTTTGAAGCCACCAGATGGTTTTGCTGCATTCGCAAATAATTTGCTGCCATGAGTTTCTGTTGCTTTAGCCAAACCCATTGCGTGACGGCCATAACTGATAGGACTCAAGCCATGCAACCCATCGATAGTAAACAGCCGAATATGTAGAATTTCTTTCGCATCGAGCGTTCTCTGCTCGCCTTTTGCAAAAGTAACCCGGTACTGCACTGTCCAATCGTCATTTAGTTTCGGTTCGACGCAATGAGGTGCAAGCGGTAACAGCTCGAGTACCTTGCCCGTGACTGACCTGTTAATAAATGAGTAGTGATTTCCCCGGAGACACAGATGCACCAAAATTAACTCTTTGAATTCCTGAGCCGTCATAAAATCGTTTGGACCGTTCTGCATCAACCAATACAGATCGTTTTTGGTGTCCTTTTCTTTATTACGTCCGGATTGCTTCATCAAATTCAGTGGCAACATCCCAACGGATTCCGCCAGTACGCGGACACAACCATAAACGGTGGCTATTTGCATTGCATTAGAAGGCGTAATGCTTACCCCTGCCGCTGACATTCCAAAAGATGAAAATAAGGCTAACAACTTTTCTGGTGTATCGATGATATCGGTGCTTTTACTACCGAAATAATCTGTAATACGATTGAAAAAGCCCATTAAAGTGTCCGTATATTTGGTTCAGGTTCTGGTGGCTCATTTGCCATAGCACGCGCAATAGCCATGATTAACGCAACGGCGCCGTCAATTTTGTTCATCGAGCCCCGCTTTTCTTTAACTGGCCGCATCATTTTTTCATCCGGCGTTACCTGCGCGACAACGTTGCCGATACACCACGTTAAAATCGGGTGGCCGTCATGGTGGAACCGGCCGCTTTGTATTGCAGCTTCCAGCTCTTTCATCGGCTCGCTCATGTGCGTGTAGTTTTGCGGCATGTTTACGGGAAGTAGGCCCTCGCCCTCCAAGTCATGTGCAAGGGCTGTAGCGCCGTGAGGATCAAGAGGAACCTCGCGAACCGGAGCTTCTCGGTGGAAGTTTAAAATCTCTTCCATCACGTCTTTGAAATTGATCTCTGCACCGTCTGTGACGATGATGCTTTGCGTATTGGCCCACTTCTGGTACCGCTGCGCCAGCTTCTGATCATCACTGTTATAAACAGTGTCATAAGGGATAAAAAACTTACTACCAATGCAGTAGTAATGCCGCTTGCCGCAGATATCGCGCCAGAACAGCGGCACCATGGCTGTTAAATCCAGCTTGCTTGCCAAGTCGTTGGCGATAATGCATTCCTGACCTGCAAAATCGCTGATAGTCAGCGTTTTGTCCTCACAGGCTTTCCACGATTCGAGGTTGAAAAACGCCGTTTTGGCGCTAACCCAAACATTAAGATGCTTTGTTTTGAAGGTATTGGTAAACCGGGCGTTTTTAATTGCCCGCTGCTGCATGCTCAGTAGGTAGTCTTCATGGACCGAGACTCCCATGTTTGGGTTGGCTTTGCGAAGAACTGCCGGATCAGTCCAATCATCATTCACATCGATGGTATAAATGATGCCGAAAAGTTCATCATCCGGCGTGATGCCTTCCAGCATTTCAATAACGCCGCGGCGCTTGTCATAGCATGGACCTTCAATGTCTGCGCCTGCTGTGGTGATGATCCACAGCAACGGTTGAGACCGAGCACCCATGCCCGTGAGCATTGTGTCGTACAAGTCGCTGGCGGCATGCTCGTGATATTCGTCGATAATTGCGCAACTTGGACTGGCGCCATCACCTGGCTTACCGATCACCGGCTCTAATCTTGCCGCATCAGACGGTTTGCTGATTGTGCTGGCATTCACTTCGATGCCAAAGTGCGCAAGCAGATCCGGCGTTCGGGAGCACATAAGCTTTGCTGGCCTGAAAACTTCCCATGCCTGTTTCTCGGTCGTAGCACCTGAGTAAACTTCGGCACCGAACTCGCCATCAGCAGCAAAAGTGTAAACGGCCACGCCAGAGCTGACTGCAGACTTGCCATTTTTACGCGGCACTTCGGTATAAACTTCTCGGAACCGGCGCTTGCCGCCTTTTTTCCTGATCCAGCCAAAAACGTTGGCAACGATAAAACTCTGCCAGGGTTCCAGCTTTAATTTTTCGCCACGAAAAGCCCACTCACCTTTGGTATGTGGCAGCTTTTCAATGAAGCGGCAGGCACGTTCGGCCTTGTCTTTATCAAACCGGTATTTAAACGCCTTTTTCGACTGCTGCTCCAGGTCGAAAAGGAACCGCTCGCAAGCCAATCGGACGTAATTACATGCAGGGATCCGGCCGGCAAGAATGTCTCTGGCATATTTGCTGGCACGATTAACATGCGGGTACCGCTCAATCTTTGCCACTTAGAACTCGGAAAACTGATTACCAGCTGGCTTTTTGGCAGCGCCAATCAATCGGCTGCGGCTGGATGGATCCAACCCAAGAAGCGACCCAAATGTCACCATCTGGCGGAGTGATTCGTTCACCACCGTCACCGCTGGATTTTTGATAATGCCACCCATGGCTCCAGGTATTGTGACGCCTTTTTCCTGCACTTCTCTTTGGGCACTCCTCCAGTTGGCATAACTAGAACAGAAGGCTTCGACGTTATGCAAATCGGTCACTGTTAAAACTTGCTCTCGGCATAACTCAGTTGTCACCATTTCCCACATGACCTGGGCATTGGCTTCCAACCATTCCGGAACATCAACAGAACGGATCTGCACTTCAGAATATTGAGGCTCACGATCATTCAATTTTCGTTTGCCGGGATTGCCCGCGGCCACTTTACGAGCCGTTGGTTTAGCCTTCCGGCCCCGGCCAGGCACCATCGCTGAACCGGCCATCGCGACCTCCAGGTTAAACTTTTAATTTCGCGGGTGTAAAAATCTGTCTAAAGGGTCGGTCCAACTGGTGCAACCTGTAGAGATTTACCCACCCCCCGGCCCCTCTCGTTCGCCGTCTTGCCCTCGTGGCAGGGTTTGCAGAGCGCCTGAAGGTTACTGTGTGCGTTCGTGCCTCCCTGAGCCTTCGGCACAATGTGGTCGATGTGGGTGGCTCTGGTGATGATGTCTTTTTTGATGCAGATCTGGCACAGGCCTTCATCCCTTTCGAGGATAACCACCCGCAACTTATCCCAATCACTGCCATATCCGCGCTCATGCCTGTTGCCGCGCTGCTTCTGCCATCCTGTCCAGTTGGACTCTTCAGCTGGCTTGCACGCTTCGCAATAGCCAGATGGGCATCTTGTTAGCGCTTTGCGGCACTTGCGGCATGGCTTATTCGTTCTGGCCACTATTTTTGCCATACATCTTCATGTGAGCTGCATGCTCACGTTCACGCATCCGCAGGTTGCGTATCTGCACCCAATAGTTAAGTGCAAAGGTTGCAACAGTTGCGAGGATGCCTATCAATAGTGCCCATTCAGACATGCTTAACAAACCTCCTGCAGTAGTGGCGCCAGCTGTCAGATAGGAGGTTGTTGCAGAGGCTTTATCTGACATATGTCTGAAAGTTCCAATTTGCATTGTTGATCCTCCCGCCACTTCCGGTAACGCTGCATGCTGATGTCGCATAGCTTGATATCCGTGATTAGTTGCAGGGTATACCTGTGATGGTCTAGGTTTGTTGTGCCGTCAAATGGACGTAGCAGGCAACCTGAACTGACCATGTTCGATGGCGGCAGAATGTAAACCGGCTGCTTGACCGTTACCGTTCTGACTTCGGCTGGCATCGTGGAGCATGCTGATAGCATCGCCAGGCAAAGGCATAGCAGCCCAAGTGCGCGTGGGTTCATGTTCTGATACCTGCAGTTTGTTAGAATTGACCAGCCAATCGTTACCTGTGTCGGTGATGAGCTTGGCTTGTCGTTCGTGTTCGGCGTTAAGCGCTGCCACCAGTTCGGCCAATTCAGCCAGGTGCAGCACTTCGTTATTCAGGAAAGCAACTTCAGACGCTAAGCCGTCAATGGCCAGCTTCTGATTGGTGATGGTCGATTGCTGCAAGCTGATAGCGTTTTCAGCTGTTTGCAGCTGGAATGTTTGATAGCCTGCGAATAGGCCAATGGCAATGACAGCAACGGCCAATGCGTAAAGCAGGCCAAGCTTGATGGTGTTACCGAGTGTAATCATTTAGTCAGGTCCTTGAGGCACACTTTGCGTTCTGCTTCCCGGCGTGTGCGTAAACCGTTAAGCGCTTTACCATCGGAATAAACCCAGCGCATAAGCTGGTGGCATGCCTCAATGCGCCGGCCAGCGTTTAGCCTTGCCAGTGCAGTTGAGCCTTTGAACTTGCCGATACCAACGTTGTAAACAAATGACAGGTAAGCCGCGTGCTCACCTTCTGAAAGTGGAACCTTCACGACTGACATAAGTTGCCGGTCATGCTTGTGAAGGTCAGCAACAAGCTGGTTAAGGCACTGTTCCCACGTAAACGTCTGGCCCAGCTGCAGCTCTGGCCCTGTGTGGCCGTAGCAGCTAGTTAGAATTCGCGCCGGGTCTAAATAGACTCCAAGAACCTCGCCCTCGCTTGGGATGATCAGCACAGTGGCCGATAGCGACATCGCACCAACAACACCCAGCGCTGCGAGTTTCTTTTGTATTGAGATCATGGTTTCGCCTGAATTGCGCACATAAAGAAACCACGACTGAAAAATCGTGGGACTGGAGTATGTGCAGCGAAAATATCAACGAATTTAGAAATGAAAAACCCAGCGCTTGGCTGGGTTTGGGGTCACATTGGCGTAGTTTTCCAATGATGGGTAGATAATAAGCTGTTTTTTGAAAGTGTCAATTACTCTTTTGCAAGTAACTTTTCGAAATCTCTGTGACAGCTGCTTCATGCAGATCTCTGAAATATTTTTGTTTATTATTTGGAAAATTCTTACGCTCTATCTCACCCCCTAATATCAACATTTTAGAGTAATCAATTACAGAGCCTTCATACGTCTCTTGGTATTCCTCATTATAAACCAAAGCCATAGTTTCAGTTCGATTAAGAATTTTTGAATAACTGTAAAGAGAATTGATTTTTGCATGCAGAATCACTGCAAACTGGAGTCTTACTTCTTTAAAACCATCAGTATCGCCATGAATGATGCATGCTATAAATCTTAAATCTTTTAAATCTTCTATTTCATTATCAGGACCCAAGCCAACTTTGCATGACTCTCTAAACTCATTAAACAATTTATTCAGTGTTATTGAGCCATGCATGGTTGAAAAATTTCTCTCAAAAACGCTATACAACTGTAAATTAAAGTCTTTTATTGATTTTTGAATATCAAGAATAAATGGTATCGTTGCATTATCAATCGTAGCCTGCTTAGATGATTCGATTTGATTAGACTGAATCCGAATCGTATAAAGCAGAGCGATAAAAGAAGCAAAGGCCAGTATGGGGTTGAGCATGCCGCCAAAGAAATCGCCCATTTGACCCCACTGTTCGGGGTCGGTACTAAAACCCCTTCTGGAGAACATTTCAAAATATGCATATAAAACCATTGCCAAAAGGCTACAGAAAAAAAATAAAAGTATTGTTATTGATAAATGTTTTCCTGCATTTTTAATTTTTTCATTTTTTGGGAACACGCTAATTGCAATACCTAAAACAATAAAGAACATTATCGCGATTACAATTAGTCCCGAATAATTAGCCATTGATTTAATAAAATCTAAAACATTCACATTATACGTCATGCCGTTCCTCCATGAAAAACACCAATCCTAACCTCGGCACGACAATCAGGGCAAATATAATTTTTTAATCAATTCAAAGCTTTTCTCTACCTCAGATTGGTTTCCGACTTCTCCAGGCTCAAGCATGTATCTACAAATAACTAATGCCGCATGTCTCATTTCATGACTTACATTTCGGTTTGACTCAACTCGATTCACCAAGTCAAGGCAAACCAACCTTGCGGCAGACGTCCTGCGCGGAATAGATTTGAAATTCACTTCACCACCCAGATGTTTAAATTATGTTTAATAATTGTACATAGAAGTAACTTAGTCAACAATGCAATCCAATATTTCACGAGCGCAACGGCCAGCATCAGCAGCATGGCGATGCAAAGTATCAACAGCTTTCATGTAATGGTCGTAGTGGTTCTTTTGCCAGTTTTGTGCGGATATAGGCTCTGACAGGTTTAAATTGATGGATTTAACAATCTGTTTTTCAGTCATGATGATCCGGCCAACACCAGAGCATACGCTGCACTCAAAAAACTTAGAGAACTTACGACTAAATACCTGCCCTGTTCCATGGCATTTATTGCATATACAAGTATCAACGACCTCATGAACAGCAGCCTCAGCCATTGAAAATGCTAATTGAGCAGGCTTTTTCATTTCAAACTGGAATAACGCATTTAAAGCGGATACCAACCGTGCTCTAGCATTCACATTTTGTGCAATCTGCGCATCCAGGATAAGCGCCCCGATCGGCTGCCGGTGCTGAATTTGCCCAAGGATGCCAAGTACATCTTCCCCAGTCATTGGGTTGACTGACTTTCTGAACATAATCGGATCTCCAGTGATCGACTTAGGGCATTGGCGGCTGTATAGCCTTTCAACTGACATGCTCATTGACTGCTCCTTTTATCTTTTGCTGCCGCCCAACTGCGGTACCGCGGGTTGAACCATTTGTAAAACACAATACTGCTGCAGATCCCTGCTGCACCGGCCCAGCCACTGACCCAGAACGCCATGGCCGCAGAATCTGCCGATGACACAACTCGGGTAAATACAAACTGGCTGGAGCTGATGCCCCAACTAACGGTGAAAGCCAATGCTATTTGCTGATCACGCACAAACTGGCTCGACAACCCCAGCAAAAACACATTGAAAAAACATGCAGCAAACAGCCATACGAATTCCATCATTGACCACCATTCAGCGGCATCACCCGCACAACACACTCACCGCCCTTTTTGACTGACTCACGAGACACCCTGAGCAAATCAATTTGGCTATCGTCTTCATAGACACCAGCTTTACCCAGGGCGTCGAGTAGTGACTTCAGGCAGTTGTCGATATCGCGAATGCGCAGATCGGCCGGATGAAGTAAAACCTCAACCTGCAGACGTTCGGAATATTGCTTGGCGGCCCCGGCCAACAAAACAGCTTGATTCACCTGGTGCGCAAAGCGGCGGCCCGCTTCACTTATTAGCACCTGCGTTTTATTGCCGATGCGCACCGACCGCCAGTAACGGTTCACTGATGGCGGGTATGGCAGTGTCAGCTCAATCATCAGAACTCCAACATTGTGCTGCTAAGAAGCTCTGGACCACTTAGACGATAGCCATCACTCTGGATGATGTTGATCCAGTAAGCTTCAAACCATGGCCATTGTTTAAACCCATCCCGCAGCTTCAGTGTTATCACTTCGTTCATTGCTCTTTCACTCCCTGAATGATGCTTTTGGCAGCCAACAAAACATGAGCGCGCTGGTTGTCAGTCACGCTAATAGCCGCTTGTAAATGGTTTATCGCCTGCACCAGTTCCCAATCAAAACCGGTGGCCACTTCGTCTTTTACTTGGTACTGCCGCTTTTCTTCGCTCATTTTTGACACCTTCAAAAGTCCGCCGCTGAAAAATGAAATAACGCTACACACCTTTAACCGCAACGCCTTTAGCGGCACGGCGCTAAACGCTATGCCTGCGCTATGCCTACAATTAAACCGCTACTTAGCAGGTAATCGTGATAAAGCTGGATCGACTTCAACCGCTGCTCTAAGCCATCGGTTTTGATATATACCGCATCAAGTCCACGAGGCTTGTGGTTAAGCAGGCGCTCAGCCATCCAATAATCAATACCCAATTGCGCCCATGCGGTTCTGGCCAGTTTGCGAAGGTCATGCGCCGACCACTGGCCAAGACTGACCCGCCGAACCAGGTCTTGCGCCTGCTGCGAATTAAGCGCCTCATCCGAAACTTGGAATATGAACGTCTGGCGCCCGCCCGCTGATTGCTCGATTGTGTGGATCACTGAAATTGCCATGTCAGTGAGCGGCAAAACGTGGGTTACATTGGTCTTCGTAATTTCGGCCGGTATCACAATAATTTTGCTGGCTAAGTCGATATGTGACCAACGAAGCTGGCGTGTCTCACCAACCCGGGTGCCGTACATCAACATCAGCATCACGAGGCCCCAGGCTGGGCCATCGGCCTTTTGCAACCGTTCAATTACCGCAGGCAGGTTGTTAATCAGCAGTCGGCTTTCTTTTGAAGTAATTCGCTTGGCGACATGATCGACAAATTTCCAACCAGCCACGTAATCACGAGTCAACAAATCCATCTTGGCTGCAACGGCAATCGACGTTTTCAAAATGCCCCAGTACTTACGAATGGTGCTTGGCTTCAGGCCATCACCCATCAGCGGTAAAATAAGCAGGTTATCAATTGATGATTTACTAAAATCTGCCAGCGCAAGCTTGGTTAACCGTGGCAATAATTGGGCTGTAATCGCGCTTTCCACTGACTTTCGCCACAATTCTGATTTACTCTTATCGCGTTGCATTCGGCCTTGGTACCAGTCTAACAAGTCACCTACTGTTGAGAACCGGTCGGCGTTTGGTTCATTACCGTCATTTTGACGACGCACAAAATCAGGCAGCATTGCCGAAACATCTTTAGTTTTCAGCGCTGGGTAGTATCCAATCCGCACCCTGATCTTTCGCCGGTTTTTGTAGCGCACTAAATACCAGGTCGCATCGGATCGGCCGGTTTTGTATCGAAGCACTAACTGGCTGCGTAAATCTCGAAGCTCTGAAACGTCTGGATTGACAGCGTGCCTGGCAATCACTGCATCCGATAACATCACCGCCAACGACTTCATCGCATACTCCGAAATTTGTTCTTGTGAAGATTAAGCGCAGCGCGCATGACTTCCCGATCCTCTGGCTTCATATCGGCCAGTTTTTGCTGTATTTGGTCGCGGGTCATCAATCGAGCGCGCTCATTGTGAAGCCAAAGGCAAGTCACCTTTTCAACGGCAACCTCTTTGGCCAACACTGGATCCGCCGCCAAATTAGTCACACAGCACTCCGCATGCTGCCCCAGTTAAACGGCACCACAGTGCCGCCATCTTGCCGCAGACGGTCAAAAGCCCTATCACCGATCGCTTCACGAATACCGGTTTTATCCAGGTTACTGATCAGTACCGTTGGCAGCATGTTCTTGTACCGGCCGTCGATGATTTCGAAAATCAACAGCATTTCCGTTTCAGTTCCACGCTGCTGGCCAACTTCATCGATGATCAGAAGGTCCAGATCACTCAGTTTGCGCAGCATGGCTGATTCAGACATACCGCCCGACTTACCCCAGCAATCTTTCAGTTCACGCACCAGTTCCGCCAGCGTGGCAATGCGGCAGCTTTTCACCGGCAGCATTTCATTAACGATGGCGCTGGCCAGCATGGTTTTTCCGGTACCGACACGACCAGACAGGATCATGCTGGCTGTACCGCCAGCCTTCAGTCTTTCAACAAACTGCATGGCTTCAGCCAGCGCAGTGGCCTGTTCTTGGGTCGTTACCTGGTAATGCTCGAATCCGACTTGGGCGTAGCGCGGCGATACACCGGCATCAACGCGCTGACGGTTCATTCGTTCCTGTGCCGCCTGCCTTGCCTGGCGCACGTCGTTTTGCTTTTGGGCTGCGTTCGCTTCAGCCGCGCACAGCGGACAAGTTGCCAGCGACAGCCAGCGATCGCCCATCTGCTGGTACCGGAAATCGTAATTACCATGTTTGTCGCAATGACCTTGCTCGGCCTGCTGTGGTTTTTGTGATAGAAAATTCATTGAGTTCACAGCAGACCCCCTTCGTAATTCATACCATCAAGATTTTGCGGGAAACGGGTTTGCCGCGGAAAGCCGCCGGTTAACCAGGCGAATTTGAAACCAGTCCAGCCGCGATTCGCGCATTCGGCCAGAACATCATCGACGGACATGCCAGCCTGATGTGCTAGATGAATTTCGGGAGCCAGTCGGTTTAGCACGGTTTGGGTGACCGGGGCTTTTTTGGCTGAACGCATTTTTTTCCAGTCGCGATAAACGCTTGGATCGGGAGGCGATGGCCAGCCGGAAAAATCCAGCTTGTCTGGAGCTTCGGATTCAGACTCTGGCGCTATATGTTTTTGTCTTTTGTTAGTTGTCTTTTGTAGGTTGTCTTTTGTGTTGGTGCATTTGCTCCGTCCGATTGGTGCATTTGTTCCATCTGTCCGGTGCATTTGCTCCGTTTCTAGTTGGTGCATTTGCTCCATCTTGTTGGCGCATTTGCTCCGGTGCATTTGCTCCGTTCCCTTTCGCATATTTGCGGCTTTGTCGCCCTTAATGATCCAGGCAGAGACCGTGGTATTAACCGCAACAATTTTCATAATCCCCGATTTTTCGCAGGTAATGACCCGGCGATCGGTAAGTGTGATCAGTGCGTCCCGGACCGCCTTTTCACTTAGCCCTGTCAGCTCAACTAAAAATGTGTTGGTAACCCTGTCATATTTTTTGTTATAGCCGAACGTCGTTCGGATGATTGCATTCAACACCTGAAACTGACTGCCAGAGATATCCAACTGGCACAGCCGGTCCTGAATATCGTTGGCCGTTCGGGTGTAGCCGTTGTCTGTGTCTGCTATCACGGCCGCCTCCGGCTTGCGCCTTGGTTCAAATTCAATTACATTTGCACTTGTCATTGATTTACTCTCATTAAGTTAATGACCGGCCCCGACCACGAATCGGGGCTTTTTTATTGGTGCCGACCTTCCAGCCGGCTTGAAGCTTGAACCAGCGCAAAACGCTGTGTGGGCTTTAGGCGGGATCGGCAATCGCGGGGCCGCCTCATTGTTCCGTGATCACCCCTGAGGTTTTACAGTCCTTCAGTTGACTGTAATGAGCTGGCCGTTGCTTAGCACCGCACTCAATCGTGGCCTACGCTTCCCACTGTTTAATCCGGCGTGTTCGTAGAAAAACCTTCCGGTCACCAGCTCATTCGCTTTGGTTTCTGCGTAACCTGCCAGTATGTAAACGACCGCCCAAAATTGTCGTGTGCTCAAGAACTGGGTTCCATAGCAGAAACCAAACGAATAAAATGGTTTGCCACTTAACGCAGTGGCCACGTCATTGCACAAAGTTGGCTAACTTATGAATTAACCGGTTGCCATTCGGAACTACGCGCAGCCATACGGCCAACTCCGCGCTAAGTTTCATTCAGAGCAAATCCGTTATTTCAGGCGTTCACAGACCGTGATTGCTTTATTGTCGTAAACAACGGATTGGTATTTTTCTCCGTTTTGAATTACAACTTCTTTAATATCGCTGCACGGGTCGTTTTCGATGTTAACTACAACTTCAACACCTTCCGGGCAATGGACCTCAACTGTTACTGTGGTTGTCATGTTTGTTCCTTATATTTCAGGGCATTTAATAGAACTGAGCTTGCCCGACCAGCTCATTGGTTTTGGTGTTTCAGGTTGGCATGTTTCCGGCTGATCAATTCCGACGCAACGCGCTCAAGGCAAGCACACATTTTGAAACACCAAACCAATAAACTGAGTTGCAGGACTTTAGCTATAACAAACCCCGATTTTACAGCCCTGTGGAGCTCCCCGGTTAATCATGTCTGGCTAATACTTAGTTAGTTGACATGAAAACTAACTACTCGCCTCTTCATGGTTATTATTCATTACTACTTTGATTTTGCTGCGAACTACAACGCCGCAACTCCATGTCAGCCTTGCGTAATCGCATTGCGATGGGCCCGCCTTATCAACACCCCGTTAAACCCCTAAAACGCTAATTTGATTGATGGGCCCATCGCAAAGAAATCATGTTTTATACTTAGTGAACTGAGCACTATTCAGGCGCGAATGCGGTTGGTAATCCGCTGATCACCACCCGCCATTTATCCGTTTATGTTGGTGCCAATCGTCACTACATTCTTTATCGCAAAACGGTACCGTTGCAGCCACCGGCTGACTGCACCAATTGCATCGGCCAGTGCATTGCAGTGTCCGTTCACGTTTTACTAATGCTACTTTCAAGTGCAGGTCAGTCTCAGCCTGAGCGATATCAACTAAATCCGTCATACAGCTTTCAACTCCCGAACCTGATCCGCGACAACTTCTTTTAAGGCCAGAGCTTCGGTGACTGTTTGCATCAACTTGGTTTTAATGCTTTCAAATTCAACCTGGTCGATAACTCCATCTGTTCTGGCGTGGCGTATTTCACCCAGGGCCGAACCTAGCTCTTCGCTAAGGCGCATCAACTGATCACTCAATTCTTCATCACTTGCGACGTCATCCGGCAGTTTCACAAACACTCCACCGCGCTGCTGGCACCAAGCCTGCAAAATGATGTCGTCACCAGTCAGCTCAGTGATTGCGACAGCTTCACCCAGGCTCAGTTTGTGGAACTCTTGATCTGGGTTTAGTTTGTTGCCCAAAACATTCGGGCTAACCCCCAATTTGCGGGCAAGATCGCTCGCGTTATGGCGCTTTCCAAGGAAATATGCAGCATCAAGTGGACACTGTGGAATTGCACTTGCCTTTAACATGTTATTGCTCATTTTTGGCACCATCATTAGGCTGCAGATTCAGCAGGAGGAAAAACATCGTCAAATGAACAATCGACACCGCTATCTCTTAGCGCTGAAACAATTATCCGGCAGTCATTCAGGCTAGGAATTCGCTGGCTGCTTTCATAATTAGAAATTCGGCTTTGGCTTGTCCAGCCGCAACGAATTGCAAGTTCATACTGGGTGAGATTTGCTTTCTCTCGCCATTCTGTGATTTTTGTCATAACGCAAATTCCTTAACACATTTCGTGTTATTTAAAATCACATTACGTTGTTTGTCAATCATCACGGAGCGTGATTTAATTATGCTTATGAAATCTGTAGGCAAAAAAATAGCTGAAGCACGCAAGAATGCTGGCTTATCACAACCAGAATTGGCCTCCAAGCTTGGCTGGGGACAATCACGGCTTTCAAACTATGAAAGAGGCGAACGAGAGCCAAAGATTGACGATCTCAAGGCCATAGGTAACGCCCTGAGAATTGATGTGTTATCCCTTATCCCTAGAAACATTGACTACTCCCCAGAAAAAAACCTAGAAGAATCAAAGAATCATTACGTTATTGGCGAATTTGATACTTGGGATAGTAATACCCCGCTGTCTCCTGATGAAGTTGAATTACCCTTTTACAAGGAAGTTGAGTTGTCTGCAGGTAATGGATCTATTGTGCAGCGAGAGAATAGAGGTTTTAAACTTCGTTTCGCGAAATCTACATTGCGCCGTTACAACATTCAGCCAGAAATGGCCGCTTGTGTTGTTGTATCTGGCAATAGTATGGAGCCCGTCCTCCCGGACCAAGCTACTGTCGGAATAGATACCGCTAACTCCAAAATTAAAGATGGCGACATGTACGCCATTGATCACGGGGGCATGCTTAGAGTTAAGGTTCTTTACCGCCTGCCGGGCGGTGGCGTACGACTGCGCAGTTTTAACCGTGATGAATATCCAGATGAAGATTATCTGGCTGATCAGGCCAACGATGTAAAAGTTCTTGGCAGAGTGTTTTGGTATTCAGTATTAAGATAGCAGCACAGGAGGCGCGGATGCTGATAAATTCTAAAGCTAAGTTAAACAAATCAATTAACAACTTTATCGGAATTATCGAAGGCATAGCGGTAGACCAAAAAATAAACCCGCAAGAAATTGATTTTTTAAATGCCTGGTTAGACGAACATCGCGAAGTTCTTCACAAGCACCCATTTAACGAATTAGCCCCGGTAGTTCAAGCTGCTATAGCTGATCATATCATGACTGAAGATGAACGAACGGACATCCTATGGTTATGTGAAAAGCTAACTTCAACTGAGTTTTATTGCGAAATCACTTCAACAATGCAACGTTTACATGGCGTACTTGCAGGGATAGCGTCAGATTGTCTAATCACTGAGCGAGAGTTAAAAGGACTACGCAGCTGGTTGGATGAACACCAACAATTGCGAACAATTTGGCCATTTGATGAAGTCGATTCGTTAGTAACAAATGTCATGGCAGATGGTATTATTGACCAAGATGAACATAAAAAACTGATGCAGTTTTTTATGGAATTTACTAGCCTAGCAGACGACGTAACACTTACATCTCCTACACTAGACGGCCAAAACATATTCGGCATATGTGCAACCTGCCCCAACATTGAGTTCATCAATAGAACATTTTGCTTTACTGGTGAATCATCTCAATTTAAACGCAAGGAATTAGCGCAGCAAATTTCTGATCGGGGCGGTGACTTTATAAATACAGTCTCCAAGAAAGTGAATTACCTTGTAGTTGGAGCTAACGGCAACCCCAACTGGTCATACGCCTGCTACGGCAGAAAAATAGAGCAAGCAGTTGATCTTAGGCGTAAAGGTTTTCCACTAGTCATTGTTCACGAAAACGACTACCACGACGCAATTCAAGGATAGTATTTTCAATAACCATTCCAACCCGCTACGGCGGGTTTTTTATTGGCCGTAAAAAATAAAAACACATTACGTGTTGACTTAAGAAACACATTGCGTGATATTTAGTGAATCATGTGTGTTGCTGAAATATCACGACTAGCCAGTAAGTAAAGCAAATGGGTGACAAATGACACTTCAAACAGCAGTCCAAACCAAAGAAGCCATTACCACTAACACCGGGCTACTGGCCCGCGTGTGCATCGTAAATGGCGAGTTCGAAGCAGCGCCGATTCTGCCAGGTGACAAGAATCAACTGAGCCAGCAACAACGCTCAGCGCTTTATGTCGTTTTTACAAAAGGCGCGGCAGATCCAGACATGGCAATCGGCGTTAACGCAGCAATGCACTCCGGTGTTTTCGATAGTCGCACCCAATGTGTGCACATTCTGAATGACCTACGCGCCTTTGGCTGGCTGCGCGAACATGAAGGTCGTTACAGCCTTAGCGAAAAAGGTGCGGCTTTTGTTCAGCAGCACCTTGTTGGAGCGTCATGATGAGCACTGTATCGCTGACAAACACTCAGGCTTCTACGCTCACAGCGTTGAGCTGCAAACCTTCAACCCCGTACGCAATGATGCAGACGCTAAAAGTTGAAAAAGCCCTGGCAACCAATTTACTAACACAACTTGTCGAACTCGGAATGGCAAAGCTGTATGGGAACGGCCAGTTTAACATCACCGACGCCGGGAAAACGCACCTCAAAAATCTGGCTTCGCCAGCTAGTATGAAGTTGGATCAAGGCGCAGTTTTCCCTGTGGCGCCAAAATCTGAGACCTCAGCAAAACTGGCAAAACAGACGGTGGAAATTATAGACGTTGACCGGCCTGGCGAAGAACCAGCCGAAGATTTGGCGGCGCTGCTAGATATGACACCGGCTGAACAACAAGAACCGGATCCGGTGATTGTGCGAGCTGAAGCTGAAGCAACTGCCATCGTGACTCAGATCCAGCAATCAAAAAAGGCATTGCCGGCTGAAATTGAAAGCAGCTTGCTGAAGTTGGAAAAGCTGCTCCATGTTCCGACCCTCACGCCAATGTCTGACATCGATACCAAATTGCAGGTCCTTGAGCGCTTAGCTGCCCTGCTTCATCCAACCATTGCCGACGTCCTGGACGCTATTGCTGATGACCTTCAAAGGGTGCAGCAAGTGGCGATTGATGTCAGCGAAGCGGCATAAGGAGCGGCTCTATGTGGTTCAAAAACGCACGAATTTACAAAGTCACTGAGCAGTTAAATTTAACCGGCCATGACGCATTTTTAGCAGAGCATCAGTTCACGCCCTGCATGGGGCAAGAAGCTGTAAAAATGGGCTTCACCTACCCTGTTCATCCGACAATCAAGCAGCTAGTGCACGAAGGCCAAGATGGTTTGTTTGTTGTTGCCGTTAAACGTCAGGAGAAAATGTTACCAGCTGCGGTTATCAACGAAGAACTGCAGCCAAAAATTGCGGCGCTGGAACTGGATAAAGGTCGCTCACTCGGCCGCAAAGAAAAGCAGGCGCTGCGTGAAGAGTTAATTCAGGCGCTGCTGCCACGCGCTATGCCCCGTTCGTCAGTTGTTACTGTTATCTATGACAGCAAAACCGGCTATCTGATTGTGAATACCACAAGCGCCGGGCGCGCCGAAGACTTGCTGGCATTGCTACGCAAATCATTGGGCTCACTGCCTGCACTGCCGTGGACTGACAACAACAAGCTGAACCTGAATATGCAGGACTGGCTTGCCGGCAAAAATCTGCCAACCGGATTTGAGCTCGGCAATTCCGTAGAGCTGAAAGCTCCGGATGAAGAAGGTGCAAAAGCCAAGTTCAGCAATCACCTACTTTCATCAGCTGAAGTACAAAGTCACCTGGAAGATAAGCTGGTCACCAAGCTGGAAATGTCACTACCAAACGCGCTGAGCTTCACCATTGCTGATGACGGCTCAATCCGAAGCATTCAGTGGAACGAACTGACAACCAACACAAACGACGAACTTGGTTGGGATGACCTGGTGCTGCGCGTTGATGCCGATTTGCTGCTGATGGCGCAGCAGTTCCGGGCTTTGATTGCTGCTGTTGATGGGAATGTTGGCGAGCCAACAACTAAAGGCGTTCAAAAAAATCCGATATGGAATGCAGAGGAAGAAGACCCGCTTTACACAGAGGCTGTTGCTTTTGTCGTTGAGTCGAAGAAGGTTTCAGTTTCTGCCATCCAGCGAAAATTCAGAATTGGCTACAACAGATCGGCTTACATCGTTGAAGCCATGGAGCGTAATGGTGTTGTGTCTGAGATGGGCCACAACGGCAATCGTCAAGTGCTTCTGCGCGAGGTGGCAGCATGAAACAACTTGCACCTCAAGTGAACTGGCAACTGCCATCAAACACACCTGAAGTTCCAAAGGGCGAAAACCATCTGTTCTGGATCGCAGTGCAAAGCCAGTGGAATGCTGGCGAACAGCCAAGAACATTAGTTTACCTGGCCAACTACATCAACAAGCCATTGGAACTTGATGATGACGGAGAACCGTTAGATGAAGACTGCCACGTCAATACCGATGGAGATCCAATCAGCGCAATCGGCTGGCATAACCAATATGACCATCCTGATTTCAATGGCTATTACGAGCCTATGCAATTTAATGAGCAGCTCAAGCTGCTGGGGTGGGCTGAATACTTTCCGCCGGAATGGAATGGTGAGGCGGCAGTATGAAAGATAAACCAGCTTTTCCCATGACATATGGCAAGGCGCCTAACAAGTCCCGCTGCATCCAAATGACCGTTACTGTTTTTTGTTCCGTGAGGTTTGGTGACGTCGCAATCGCATCAACAAAGCCAGCTGCAACCGGGGCGCTCTGGAAGAAGCTCGCGCCAAAAGGTCATGTATATGATCCGAATAAAGCCCAGCAGGTTGTAATGTTTAGCGCTGACAACACGCTAATTGGCGAAGAATCTAGAGAGCTACCGCCAGAGTCACCATGGGAAATGATGGATACGGCACCGAAAAACGGCACTGAAGTTCTGTTGATTGTGAAAAGCAGAGCTGGAATGCCGCACGGTAAGCTTGTTGGTCATTACATGGGTGGCGGTCACTGCATT